CGCACTTAAAAGAGAGAACAGAGAAAAGAATAAACAAGAGGATAAGAAAGCAAGCACCGACAAAAATAAGCAAGCAGAAAAGGACGCACAGAAACAAGCAAAACAATTAGAACAAGATAGAAAAGACCAAGAGCAAGCCAACCAAAAAGCGATAGACGATTATAATAAATTCTTACAAGATAAAGAAAACTTAGAGCAAGGCTATGCAGACTCAAAACTATCGGATGAAGACAAAGAGTTATTAGAATTAAATAACAAATACGCTAGTATATTAGAGCAAGCGAGAATCTACGGAGAAGATACGGCACTATTAGAGGAACAACAACAAGACCAAATAAAGGAGATAAGAGATAGATACGCAGAGGAAGAACGGTTAGCAAATATTGCCCGAGCCAAAGCGAAAGCAGACCAAGTAATAGAATCCGCACAAGATGTATTAAATATCGTTGGTACTTTACAAGAGTTAGGAAACAAAAAAGAAATTAACCGAATAAAAGAGAAACAAAAAGCGGGCGAGAAATTAAGCCGAGCCGAAAAGAAAAGGTTAATAAATGACGAGAAACAAAAGAGAGCGATAGCAGTTGCGGAGATTGCAATAGATACGGCTAGGGCAATTGCTAAGGCGGTTGCTAGTGGTGCGGGTGTTCCGTTCCCCGCTAATATACCCGCTATTATTTCGGGAGTTGGTGCGGTGTTGGCTAACGTTGCAAGTGCGACAAAAGTATTAAACGCCCCTTTACCTAGTTTCGATAGTGCAACGGCGGGAACTGGAGCGGAAGACTTAGGGGGTAATAACTCACAAACCGCCCCAAGCATTAACACGAACCAAAACGGGTCTACTATACTAAATGAACCACCTACGCAAGTTTATGTATTAGAGAGCGATATTACAAGCACTCAAAACAATGTAAACGTAATAGAGCAACAAGCAACAATATAAAAAAATTACATTATAATAATATGGAAGTAATAGAGTTAGAATTAACAGAGGGCACGGAGTTGGATTTTCAAATAGCTTTAGTAGACTCCCCAGCGATAGAGTCGGACTTTATGGCGTTTAGTGATAAGCGTAATTTTAAAGTAATAAGTGAAGATAAAAGAATCGTAAGCGGTTGGGCTATGATGGCAGAAAAACCAATTTATAGACGTGACGACAACGGTAAAGAGTATTATGTTAAGTTTACCGCCGAGTCAATTAAGAATATAGCGGAACAGTTTTTTAAGCATAGGTTAACAAATCAAACAAACGCAAACCACGAAACAGATAAATTCTTAGACGGTGTATTTGTATTCGAATCTTTTTTGATAGATGAAAGTAGAGGTATCGGAATACCAAAGGGGTATGATGACGCACCAGACGGGAGTTGGTTTATATCTATGAAAATTGAGAACGAGCAAGTATGGGAGTCAGTTAAAAACGGAACTTTTAAAGGGTTTAGCGTTGAGGGTATTTTCGATAAATCGGAAGAAGATTTTATGTCAAGATTAAAACAACTTGTTAAAAATCTAACATAAACATTAAATATTTACATTATAAAAAAAAGTAAAACAATGAGCGAACTAACAAGATTAGAAAAAATCAAAGCGTTTTTTAGCGAAACTCCCGAATTGAAAGATTTAGAAGTAGTTGAAAAAGTTGCGGAGGTTAAAGAAAAGTTTGAAGAAGTTGCTTTGCTTAGTGGTGATTTAGTTAACGTAGAGCCAGCCTTAGAGGTTGGGGCAACAATTACGGCAACGGCGGAAGATGGTACTATTGTACCGTTACCAGTTGGAGAGTATGAGTTAGGCGATAACAAAATTATAGTTGTAGAAGTTGACGGCGTTATTGCTGACATTATGAACCCAGTAGCGGAAGAAGAACCCGTAGAGGAAGAAGAAATGGCAGACGATACTAAAACGGCAGAAGCGGAACGACAAGCTAAGAAAGTGATTGAGTCAATCGTAAAAGAACACGTTTTTAAAGCGGTGGAGGAAATTAAATCTACTTATGAAAAGGAGATGAAATTCTTACATGATGAGTTAAACACTCAAAAAGAAATGTTCAACGAATTAAAAGAGGTAACGGGGTTAGCCGTGGAAGAGTTCGGAAAGACTCCAACAAAAGAACCTATAAAAGAAAACAAAAATAGCTTTGGTAAAAAAGAAACTAAAAGCGTATTTGATAAATTTTTAAACAAATAAATTATGTCATTTGATTTAACGGCGCTTAGCGCATATATTGAAGACCAAGACTTCCCATTAGTTGCAAAGATGCAAGCAGTAGGAGGATTGGCAGAGGTAGTAAATATCCAAACGGGTATTAAAGGAAGTTCTAATTTACAGTTTTTAACGACTGACACTATTTTCGGTGCTGATGGTTGTTCAAGAACACCAAGCGGAACGACTGCTTTTTCTCAAAGAACTATTACAGTAGGTGCGATTGCGATTGCAGAGGATTTATGTATTAAAGACCTTAACGGTTTTTGGACGCAAACAATGGTTAAGCAAGGTTGTGCGGGAGAACAAGAAATTCCAGCACCTATCGAGTCGGTTTACATGGAAAAGAAAATGAACTCTATTCAAAACCAGTTAGCAATTTCAGATTTTCAAGGTGATACTTTATCGGGAACAAATAACCTTTCGTACTATGACGGTCTTTTAAAGATTGTTGATGGAGCAGGTACGGCGATTGACGGAAACACGGGAGCGGTAACAGTTGCAACGGGAGTAACGGCGGCGAATATCTTAGCTATTTTAGACGCTATGTGGTTATCTATCCCAGCTAATATCCAAGAGAAAACAAACTTATCTTTGTGGATGCCAATTTCTTATTATAGATTGTATGTAGTAGCACTTAAAAATGCTAACTTATTTCACTATAATGGAGATGACGGACAAGTAAAATTATACGGAACTGATTTAACTATTAGACCAACTATTGGTTTAGAGGGTGTAGATAGAATGGTTTTATCGGCAGACGATAATATCACAATCGGAATGGACGGAGATAGCGAAGAGGATAACTTAGAGGTTAGATTAAACCCTACTACTAACAAATCTATTTTCTTTGACGTTTGTTTCAAAAGAGGTGTACAAGTTGCATTTCCAGACGAGATTGTAGAATTTACTTTAGTACCTTAATTAGAGTAAAATAAAATAAATTAATAATCTAAGAGGGTGGTGGTTTAGCTATCACCCTTTTTTTAAAACTAAAAAAATATGGCTTGTCCTTTAACAAGTGGCTTTGATTTTGAGTGTGACGATTCAGTTGGCGGAATTAAATTAGGTTCTATTAAAATCTCTCAATGGGAAAATGTAGATTCTTATACCGTAACGGCTGGGGAAGTAACCGCACTTACACAAGTAGCACTTACAAACTTTTACGAGTACAAAATTAAGAAAGAGATTGCAGACGCAGTATCGACGGAAACACATGACGACCAAACGGGAACAACGTTTATCGAAACGGTTATGAACTTCACTTTAAATAAGTTAACTAAAGAGAAAAACGTAGAGATGAAATTATTAGCGGGAAAACCCGTAGTAGTTTTATACCAAGATATGAACGACACTTGGCACATCATGGGTCTTACAACTGGAGCGGAGAAAATGGGTGGAACAAACCAAAGCGCAACGGGTAAAGCGAGTGGTGATTTAAACGGATATACTTTAGGTTTCACATCTAAAGAAAAAGATTATCCTTATACGGTAGACGCTACCGTAGTTGCTGGATTAACAGTAGCTTAATAGCTTAATATTAACTTTAAAAGGGTGGTTAATTCTGCCCTTTTTTATTATCTTTGTAATATGAAGATTAAAGAATTTTATTTAGGTTCAAAGTTTTACATGAAAGGGGTTTTTGATGGTATAATTAAAGACGACACTAAGAGTAAAAAACTTTATAAAAAATTAGGGTTACCAATTTTTGAAGTAGAACCAAAGACTAAAAAAGATGCAGTTAAAAAAGAATCAAACAAATAGTAATATCACTTTAACTTTAACAGAAAAGACGACCATAACGGACGCTAACTATTTGTTTCAGTTTACGAGTGACCAAACTAAGGAAGATTATTTTTTAATTTGTCAAGATTTAGCAACCACAGAACAAAAGAAACGGTTCAACTTATTTGATATTACGGAGGGTGTAGACGACCCGCTTAATAGTAAGATAATTTTAGGCTTGTCGGGTAGGTATCATTATTATATTTATGAGCAAGCAAGCGACACGAATTTAGACCCAACGGGGTTGACTATTGTTGAACGTGGTATTATGACACTAAAAGGAACGCAAGACTCTAATTATATTAGTTATGAGTTTGACGTTAAATATACAGTATATGAGTAATTATTTTTTAAACGGTGCTACGGGTAAGGTAACTAAATTTGATGCACATAAACCGCCAGAATTTAAGGAATTAAAGTCTAATGATTTTGTGCAATATGGTTACGATAAGGAATGGAAAAACCGTTACCCCGATTATTTATTATATTTATATAACCGTAGTGCAAAGAACAACGCAATAATAAACGGTAAAAATAAGTATATCGTTGGGCAAGGTTGGACGTTTGACAATAACGGTTTGACGTTTGAGCAAAGAATTAGTTTAAAAGCGTTTATTAAGGAGCTAGAACATTCTAAAATTACTAGGGACTTATCGCTAGATAGAACGGTATTTGGTGGTTTTGCGTGTGAGATAATCACATCTAACGACTCCGAAAATATAACTTTGTCACATATTGACTTTAGTAAAGTTAGACAATACAAAACGGTAACAGATAAAGAGGGTAATAAATCCCCTTTAAAGTACGGTTATACAAGTGATTGGAGTAATAGAAACCCACAAGATAACGAGGATTTTGAGGAGCTTTACCTATTCACTTGGGATAAAGACGATATAGATAGCAATAAAAGATATATTGTTTATTATAAAGAATATAGACCAGACTTACAAGAATACCCATTACCAGATTATATTGGTGCAGTTCCTTACATAGAAGCCGATTACGAAATAAGTAATTTCACTTTAAACAATGTAAAGAACGGTTTTAGTGGTTCGTTTTTAGTTAACTTCTATAACGGTGAACCAACAGAGGGACAAAAAGCACAGATTGAGAAACGTTGGAAACAAACTAAACACGGCTCAGACAATGCGGGAGCGCCTATATTGTCATTTAATGAGGATAAAGATAGCGGGGTAGAGGTTACGGCATTACCAGCAAACGGACAAGACGAAAGATATATTAACCTTAATAAACAGATTCAAGGCGAAATATACACGGGTCACCAATTTAACCCTAGTATAATTGGGATTAGTGACTCTAACGGGTTTAATAATAATGCGGACGAGATTAGAATAGCCTCGGAAATGTTCCAAAATACTTACGTAGATAGCGAACAAAAAGTATTAGAGGAGTTTTTTAACTCGGTTGCGGGATATAATGGACTACCAGAGGAACTAAGTATAGTTAGTTTAGAGGTTATAACGAACCCTTTAAGCGAGCAAACACTTTTACAGATATTAACACAAGACGAACTAAGAGAAAAGGCTGGATATAAGCCGTTAAAAAGTGACTTTAGTAACGATAAAGTGTTTAGTTTTGAACAGTACTTTGCAAGTTGCGGGGTTAACGATAGCGATTTAGAGTTATTAGATAGCCGTGACTTATTCGCCTTAAATATTCCAGACGCTAACAAATTAGCCGACAAGTTTAAAGCTGATTATTTCGCTAGTAAATCGGATATAACGATACTTAGTTTATTAGCACTTAAAACACCGATTAAGGATATAGCCGACCAAATGAATAAAAGCGTGTCGGAGATTGAAGATATTAACGCTAAATTGATTGAGGAGGAACTAATTAATAGTGAGGGAGAAGTAACACCAAAAGGAGAGAGCGAAATTAGACAAAATGAGGTGTTTGTAGTTTATAAATATAAATTACGTAATGATGCCCCGCCTTTAGTAGCTGGTGGAAGTAGTAGAGATTTTTGTAAGGATTTAATGCAACAATCGCAAAATAAATCATGGACTAGGGCAGAAATTAACAACTTAAATAACGGTCAAGGGTCTAACGTATTTAGCGCCCGTGGAGGTTGGTATCATAACCCTAAAAATGATGTTAATACGCCGTTTTGTCGTCACATTTGGGAACAACGTTTAGTAAGGTTTAAATAATATAAGATATGAGAGGACTATTTATAAGCGAAAAATTCATAAAAGAAAATTCGCCACTAGACGAGAATATAGACTGGAAGAAAATTCAGTCGACTGTTTGGCATTGTCAAATACAACACTTACAGAACTTACTAGGTACTAAACTCTATAATGATTTAGTTACTAAAGTAATTGCGGGAACTATTGCGGGTGATGACCAAACTTTAATAGAGGATTATATTAGTGATGCACTTTTATATTGGGTTATGTACGAGGTACAAATTCCTTTATTATACGAGTTTAGAAATAAAAACGTTTCTAAGAAGTCAAGCGACAACGCCCAACCGATAGGAACAAAAGAATTAAGCCGTATCGAAAATAGATTTAAAGACAAAGCCGAGTTTTTTAGTAAACGAATGACGGATTATTTATGCGCTAATTCTACTCTATATCCATTATACGGAACAGAAAGCGATATAGATGAGGTAATACCGCAAAACGGCAAAGCTACCGTGTCGGTTTACTTAGGAGGAGAAACAAATTGTAATGATTACAAATGTAAATTTTTATAAATGGTAAGTTATAACCAGATAATTAAATTACTTAGAGATTTTAGCGATAATCATTTTATCTTAAAGTCTTACGGTAACGGTGAGCCTTGGGAATTGGTAGAGAATAGCCAACATTTAGACTTAGAATACCCAATGATGTGGGTGCAAGACCAACCTAATAACACGGTTAAAGGTGAGGAGACATTTAAATTTCGTATATTCTTTTTAAACCAAGTTGCAACACTTAAAGAAAAGACCGCAACAACGTTAAATGAAACTAATATTAACGAGGTTAAAAGTGATATGCGACAATGTGCGTTAGACTTTATAGGCTATATGGCGCAAGATACTAACTATCCAGAATTAGAGATAGATAGAAACGTTAGTATAATAAGTTTTGTCGATGACTTTAACGACAAATTAACTGGTTGGTATATTGATATAAATATTAAACAGATTTATAGGTTTAGTGCTTGTAATATCCCAATGAGCGGAACAACTCCACCGCCAATCGGAACTTGTGACCCCGCAATAATAAATATAAACTCGGTTTTATACGGTAACGTACCAAGTGGAGGTACGGAAAACGTAGTAGTAAAAGACGAGGACGGAAATATAGTAGGGTCTTTAATCGGTGGTGAGTGGATTGTTCCAAGTTCTGGCGGTTCTTATCCTATTTCATACGTTCGAGATAATGGACGTTATCAAATTACTGAGTTTTTAACTTATGACATTAAATGGTATAAAGACAATACAACTGTTTTTGATTACACAGTGGAGGGCATTAAACCTATTTTAGATTCATTTGATGAGACAAAATTAATAAATAACAACGCTTTCGGTAACTTAGAGAGAGTAACTAACGATTTAGGCGGGACTGTGTTTAATGGTTCTGACGGTTCAACTATTGATTATTTAGTAGACCATTATACGGGTTTAGGGTGGTATTTAAACGATATTTACATAGGTTCTAATAATTGGATAGGTAATAATTTGATGATGCAAACTTTTACTTATGGTGGTTTTTCTGATTGGCGATTACCTACTAGAGAAGATATAAACCAAATATCTACTACAGACGGGTTAACTACTTTATTGACTCCTTATAAAACATTCAGTAAGTTTTTACATTATCTTTTAGACTCTGGTTCTGCAGTGTCTATTACGTTTTGGTGGGAGGGTAAAAGCTACCTTGATCCTGCTAGATTTACCTCAACTAATCCTAATACTAATTTTACAAATGTTAGTTCACTAGCGGTAAGGAATCACTTTTAATTAAATTAATTACATAATAATAAAAATAACACTATGAGAACAACACATGGAGAACTTACAATTGCTGGCGAGGCTGGAGCAAAAGTAATAAACGATACAAACTTACACGTAATAAATGCGAGTATTATAGAATTTAGCGCAGACGCAATAATTACAGTTTTAACCGTTAGCGGAAGTGCTACGAACGTTGTTTCGGAATATGTAACAACACCAGCAAATGCAGTAGGTTTATGCTCTATTAGTGGTGAGGGTTCTAAATCTATTACCTCAATCCAATTAAGTGCGGGAACTTGTAACTATGCTTTATAATGAGGGGTATAGGATTTAAAGGAGTTAGACTAGGCGGACGTACAGATACCACCTCACCCCCAGCGGTAGACTCGGACGCACAATTGTATTTTGATGCGGTAGGTGATGTACCCGAAATTATAAAGCCAGCTATTAATGCTCTGTTTGTAGGTCTAAAAGATTTGGGTTATTTTCAAGACCCTAATTTCTGGATGATAATAAACACACCAACTTTGAACTGGCAAAACTCACTAATAGAAATTAAAAGTTTAGTTACAAACAGTACTTTCGCAAGTCAAACAACTTCACAATTTACAACCAAAGGAGCTTACCCAAGTGTTCAAAAGGGATTTTTAGCAAGTGGCTGGTTAAGTTTAGATTTTACGCCTAGCATAAATATGGTGCAAAATGATACTACTGAGGTATTCGTGACTTATGAAGATGAAGTAAACGCTGGGACGTTTAATTACGGCTCACGAAACACAAACTCACAAGCTACTTTGTTCAGCACTAACTTTTCAAATCAAGTTCAACACGCTAGTTACGCTTATGCACCAAACGCTGGATTAACACAAGGGGCGAACAGTGGGAACGCTGGTGTTTATATTAGTACTAGAAAGCCAGACTTAAGTTCATATATTGCTTTAAATGGTTCAATAGTAGCCACTAATGTAAATAGTGGCGGTTCTCTTACCACTAGAAACATTTATATAAATGGATTCAAAAATAATACAGCTAGTACGCCAGCCTCTATACGTAACCAATCTTCCTCTATTGTTTGGGGTGCTTTTAATTCTGTGCCAGATGTAGACGTGCCAGCTCTTAGTACTATATTTGAAACTTACCAAAACACAACACAACAAAAGCAAGGTTTACAAACTAAAGGGATTGTATTTGATGGAAATTCGCACATGGTTTACCAAGCCAGTGCAACGGCTAGAAAATTAGCTTACGACTTAATTATGCAAGGATACGAGCATACAAATTGCGGAGTTCCAAGCCAAGGAACATTAGCAATGATAGCTGATTACGCTAGTGAAATAGCACCTAAATTTAACGCCACTTATACGGATAATATTTTAGTAGTTGAGGAAATGACAAACGATTATTTTTTCGGTTCGACTAAAGAGCAAACATTACAAAATATAAAAGACTATTGTTTATTGGCTCAATCAACTGGATTTACGGTTATTTTAGTCCCTTTATTTTGTAGAAACTATGCGGGGAATACAAATGCAGTAGGACGCACACAATTTAATTTAGACCAAGATTGGTTGATGACTGAAATACAAACAGACTACGCGACTTTTTGCGATTATATTTTACCACCTCACCCTACTTGCTTCTTGGCTCGTGCTGACTACGCAAGTGACGGAGATTATGACACGGCAATAGCGACCCTTTTAAGTGTTCCAGCTGGTCAATTTATAGACGGGGTACATTTAACAGAATCAAACTATTATACAATAGCAGAACAATTAAAAACAGTAATAGACACAATTTAAAATTATGAAAAAAGTAAAAATAAAAGTTGAAACACCAGAAGGAATATCAACAATCGAAATCCAATTTGATGGGGAAACAATGCCAAAGAGCTTAGACTCTTTTATTGTAGAGCATATTGGAGGGAGACCAGACGATAGAGGATGATTTTTAATAAATTACTCTTAATAAAAGTTACCTTAGTGGCGGGGTTTGTTTCCGCCATTATGGGTAGTTTAATAGCTCAGCAATATTTATGGAAAGATTCCTATTACCATTTAATGGAGTTAGGTTTTATATTTTATTTATTTTCTTTTTACTTGTTATCTAAACAAGATACTAAAGGTTTTAATAAGTTATGGGACACTATTACTCTAATAATATTATTAAGCTCAGTTAGTACTTTAGTAGATGAAGTTTTCTATGATGCTACAAAAGTTGAATTTAATGACATTATAAGGATAACTACAATTACTTTTGTATCTTTTAAGATAAAATATAAAAAAACCCTATGGAAAATACTTTAGAAACAATTAAGCAATTATTAAGCTCTCACTCTATGGACGTTACTTTGTTCGTGGCTGGTAGTTTAGGTGCGTTAATTTCAGACAACAATAGAGAAATTAAACTTACTAAAAAACAGAGAGTTATAAGGATGATGTTTGGCGGGGTTACTGCGATATTCTCTACCCAATTATGCGTGGAAATACTAAACGCCTTTACAAGTATAGAGCTATCCCATACAGCATCCGCTGGGGTTGGGTTCTATATTGGTCATATAGGATTAGCTGGAATCACAAAATTAATGGTTAAATATTCCGAAAGAAAGAAAAAATAATTGTATATTGTACCCATAATTTAAAATTAATTTATTATGAGAGTACAATTAACAAATAATTTTTATTTAGATGAGTTTCAATGTAACGACTTGTCAGATATTAACGAGGAAGTATTTAATAACCTTTTAGAGTTGGCAGACAATATGCAACTTATTAGGGATTATTTAGGTGCAAGCATCACAGTTAATAGTGGTTACCGTTCACCTAACTACAATAAGGTTATAGGTGGAGCGAGTGGAAGCAAACACAAACTAGGTCAAGCGTGCGACTTTACAGTTAAAGGGATGACACCCGAACAAGTAGCCGACAGAGTAGAGGAACTAATTAAAGACTCAACTATCTTGCAAGGCGGTTTGGGTCGTTACGATACTTTTACGCACTACGATATTAGAGGAACTAAAGCACGTTGGAATCACACCACTAAATAATAAAGCTATGGCAAAGAGAAAACAGAATGAACCACCAAGAGAAAACAAAGGAACTAATAAGGGTAGGTACAGAATAAATGACTTTACTGCTAAGAAGTTAGGTTTAAAACTAAATAAAAATAAACGTTATAGATTAACACCAAAACAGACTAAAGAATACTTAAATTTAGACCAACATAATATTAAAAGACTTTTCTACGATATAGAGACAAGTCCAATGGTTTGTTATTCTTGGCGTATTGGTTGGAATCTAACTTTAAGCCATTCTAATATAATAAATGATTGGAAAGTTATTTGCGTCAGTTATAAATGGGAGGGGTCAGATAAAGTTTATAATCTAAAATGGGATAAAAACCAAGATGATAAAACTCTATTAGAAAAATTTGTAAAAGTACTAGACCAAGCGGACGAGATAGTTGCACACAATGGAGATAGATTTGATATTAAAAAACTAAGGACTAGAGCAATACTACAAGGCGTGCCAATGAAGCCAAAATATAGAAGTCTTGACACTCTAAAAAAAGCTAAAGCGCACTTTAATTTTAATTCTAATAGCTTAAATAATTTAGCAAAAGATTTAAATGTAGGTGAAAAGATGCCACATACTGGGTTCCAAATGTGGGTAGATGTGGTTAACGGTTCTAAGTCAGCTTTAAAAATGATGTGCGATTATTGTAATGTGGATGTTATAGTATTGGAAGATGTTTATTTAGCTTTACAAAACTACATAACACATAATACAAATGTAAGTACACATAACGGAGGGTTTAAATGTTCATGCCCTAATTGCGGGAGTGAAGATATAGAACTAAATAAAAACAACTTTACGGCTTTAGGTACAATAAAAAGGGAAATGAATTGTAAAACTTGCGGTTATAATTACGAGACTTCAAATAGTGCTTATAGAAACTTCATAGAATTTAAAAATAATACTCCGTTAATATGAAAGAAAGAAAACCAATAGCGCCACGTTTAAAAAAGTGGTTAAAAGAAAACGGAAAGGACAAGATAGGGGAAGTATTAGAAAACAATGCTAAATTTATACCTATCCCATTAGTAGGTGGATTCATTGAGCAGATAGGGCGAGATTTGCAAGACGACCCAAAACTAACCCCCGAACAAAAGGAGGGATTAAAAGCGATTATAGAGGCGGATTTAAACGAATGGAAAGAAATTACCAAACGTTGGGAGTCAGATAACAACCAAGATTTAAAACTACCTAAATTAATTCGCCCTTTAGTTTTGGCGTTTACTTGGATTCTATTAACTACTCTAATCGTTTTAAATGCGTTCAATATAATAATTCAATCCGAATACATACAAGTCTTTGAAATATTAGCTTTAACGGTTAACGGGGCGTATTTCGGTGCTAGGACAGTCGAGAAGTACCACGCTAAAAAATACAAGTAATGAAAAAATATACTTTAGTAGTTTATAATGATGACGACACCGCAACAATATTAAAAGTATTAGCGACTGACTTTAGTAATGCGTGCGCCGTTGCTTATATGTTAGGTTATTACGATA